TAAAGCCACACCAGAACTTGCAATGAATCTTGCTATTGAATCTTATACTATGTATATTTATAATAGGGAAGACGCAATCGGCGCAGGGTTCCCAACTGTCAATTCTATTATTACAAAAGCAGAAAAAGGTGATTTAGAAAGCGGCATAAATGGTGATTTAAAACCTATTGCTGTTTCTGAATTTAAATGGACTAACACAAAAATAAAAAAACTTGAAGAAAGAGTGTTTGATTGGTCAGAACTAGACCATGAAAAGTGGGAAAAGGCTAAGAAAGATGAATTTAAACATGATTATTATGGTACGTCTTGCAACTTACAGGGTCTTGACGAAGAGCGTTTAAAAACTCCTAATCTTTACTTTGGTAACTTAGTTTTTGTTGTTCTTGTTCTTGTAATTACAGCAGAATCAAAAGCAGCAGTTGGTGACAATGTTACAAACCGTGTTTACAAAGCGGATGGAGCGCAATTAAACGCTAACACTCAAAATATTGACGCAATTGGCGTAATGACATTTGGTCCACGATGATTTTTTCAAATTCCCGTTATGTAGCATCAGTTGCTACAAAAGATAATGTTTCCGTGCCTATTGCTGTAAAAGGTGCTAGGTACACTGCACAACGTACTACCACTATTGTGTCTACATATGGAGACACCTTTGATATTATTGCAGCACGTGTTTTAAATGATTCTACACAATATTGGAAAATTGCAGGATTAAACCCGTATGTTAGATTTCCTGACCAAATCCCTATTGGGACAGTGCTTGTGATTCCATTGCCATGATTTTTAAGTCTGCATCTCCTTTATCTCCTACTGTTGATATAAGCATTGACAAAGTCCCTACGGACTATACCCAAATGCAACGTGTTACTATTGAAGAAGAAGAAAACAAACATACATTAGTAACTATTGATATTAGTGGTATAAACCCAGAAACAGTTTCTGATTACATTGATAAACCTATAAGCATTAAAATTGATTTTGATGGTGTAACAGGTATTAATTTTGTTGGGTACATTGTTTTTTTAGAACCTACATCTGTTACTCATGACGGTCTTGTAAACCACAGTTCATTTCAAATTACCCGCATGTATTGCATGAGTTCTAGTTACATCATGAAATCTAAAAAATCTAAATCTTGGGAAAATGTAACTATTTCAGACATTGCTGTAAGTATTGCAGACACCTACAAGTTATCTGTTGCAGTTCCTAAAGATTCATACAGGTTTACTAGGTTAGTCCAAACTAACCAATCTGATTGGTCGTTTCTTGTTGACGCATGCAAAAAACTTGGATACTCAATAACCATTACAGGAACTAATCTTCATATTTGGGACCCTTATAAATTATTTGGTAGAAACATTTCTTATGCTGTTTTAAAAAGCATTACAGGTTCATATGGAAATGTTGTACCAACTTACGGACAAATAATTAGTTTTGAAGGACGTATTGGTGCTGTTACTACTTCTGCAACAAGAACTTCTGATACTTTGCATATTCTAGATAAAGATGGATTACTAATGAGCCTATCCAGTTCTATAACTGATGATACTTCTGGGTTAAGTAATTCTTTAGAATCTTTATTTACTGACACGTTAAATATTAATGTTGACAACTATGAAATGGGAAAACGTATAGTAGAAGGTGCTCTTCGTAGAAAGTTTTCAAATACTGCAAAAGTTGTAGTTACAAGTAGCCCTGAACTACGCCCTGGAAGCATTGTTAAAGTAGACAAATATAATTCTAAATTAGATGGTTTTTGGTATGTAAAGTCTGCTAAACATGAACTTACTAAATCAGAATTATTTACTACATTGATGATTGCTACAGATGGTACAACTACAACAACTCCTGTATCTAATACTGTAGAAACATTTGTAGAACCTCCTACCTCTTCATTGGTTTCTGATGTTTGGGTTTCCTCTACGCATTCTGCGGTTATATACAGTTAGCGAGTTATTATGAAATCAATTAATATTCCATTTTCATTTAGTAATGGGGGAGTCAGTGAATCCTCAGATATTGCTATTATTACCCAAAATAAAATTGTAGATGTGTTAATCACAAATAGTGCCGAAAGGGCTATTAATACTAGTTATGGGGTAGGTATACAGTCGCTTTTGTATGAGTCCATAGACAGCCTACTTTTTGATGATTTTAAATCAGAAGCACTTGTAAAAATTAATGAAGTTCTTGATACTGGTAGCGTGTTAGACATATCAATTGCTCAAGAAGACCTTATTCAAACAGCCTTTGTAGAAGACAGTACAATTGCTATAACTGTGGTGTATTCTTTACCTACCACAAATTCAATTACAACTTTTACTTTTAATGTAAGTTCCGATTTTTAGTAGGATATAGATATGCCAATTTTTGATTATACAAGCCGTGATTATTATTCTATTAAAGAAGACTTATTGTCACGTGCCGCTGAACTCCCTATTGGGGCTTCTTGGAATACTCGTTCCACCTCAGATTTTGGTGTAATGCTTGTAGACCTTTGGGCATACATGGGTGACGTTCTTCATTTTTATGTAGACCGTGCTGCTGCTGAAACTTTTGTAAGCACTGCTACGCAACGTGAATCGTTACTTGCTTTTTCAAATCTTGTAGATTACGAACCTATTAAAATGAACGCAGCAAAAGCCACTGTTACTTTAGTTTCTACGGCGGCTTGGACAGGACTTGTAGAAATACCTGCCTACACTTCGTTTGTAGCCCCAGCACAAAATGATAATGAAACAACTGTTTATTTTGTATCAACTACCTCTGCATCTATGGCTTCATCGTCTACTGCTGTAACCATCCCCCTTACAGAAGGAATTGCTGTTATAAACGAATCGCCTACTAATACAACTAGTATTAGTGCAAACTTTAGTAATGGTACATCTAATCAAAAATTTAATCTTAGATACAGTAATGTTTTAGCAAGTAGTATAAGTGTTCTAGTATATGAAGGTGCTTTAGATGTAAATGGTTTACCTACAGCAGTTTCTTATCGGTATGTTGACCGTTTGATTGATGTGGCTTCTTATGAACGTGTTTTTTCATTAGCAACATCTGCTGACAATATCAGTCAAATTGTTTTTGGTAATGGTATTAATGGTAAAATTCCACAAAGTGGTGCAGAAATTAAAGTTTCGTATATCAGGTCGTCTGGTAGTTATGGCAACATAAAAGCAAACAAAATTACTGCTTTTGCGAGTAACACCCCTATAGGTGTAAAGGTAGATTCTTCAACGGCTGCTGTTGGTGGTTATGACGCAGAGTCCGTACTTTCTATGAAAGCAAATATACCTGCGTTACTTAGAACACAAGACAGAGCAGTTTCATTACAAGATTTTAAAGATTTGTCATTGCGCATTCCTGGTGTTTCTAAGGCAACTGCTTCAAATGCTGGCAGTACAGTCACACTTTATGCAGTGCCTTTTCAAACTGACTATTTACTTCCTTCATTTGGTTCAACAATTAGTATTCCAGCAAACATACAAACAAATGCAATTACGTATTTTGAACCAAAAATAATGCTTGGTGCGAGTGCTACAGCAGCAAGTTCTGTGGATTTAACTTCTGTTTACATTACTGCAAATGTAGTAGTTAAAGACGGTTATGTACAACGTTCAGTTAGAGATGCAGTAACTGCTGCTCTTGATACTATTTTTGAATTTGATGCAGTGTATTTTGGACAAGTTTTATCTCTTGGAGAAATCTATAAATTAATTATGAATGTAGAAGGTGTAGATTACGTAAGCATTTCAAGGTTTAACACTTCATCAGGAGTTGCTATTGCTTCAGGAAACAAAATAACTGCTGCACCTACAAGTCTTTTAAAGAAAGCCGTTGACTACGATTTAAGTGGCATTACAGGTGGTGTGGTTGGCGCATAATGACAACTACTTCCTTTACTCTTAGAAAACTTAGTGCAGGTTATGGTTCGTTCCTTCAAGGTACGGGTGAAGACACGGCCCTGCGGTCAGACGCATACGTTTCGTTAGCAAATGTAGGCGATGCAGATGCTAACTTGTTTACTGCCAATATTATTGATACTGACAAATTAACGCTTTCTTGGGATTTTTCTTTTACATTTCAAACTTCTTTACCAGCAGGTGAATCAGCGGCACCTATATCTATGGCAATAGTAGCCTCTACTACAGGTGAACCACTTACCATTAAAGATGGCGCACAGATTTATAAAGATAGTCGTAATGATGTACTTTCAATATATGACACAATTAGAGTTTCACCAGGTAGGTGGGTTTACTATTCGTTGTTTATTCAATATTCAGATTTTGCAGGAACAACTTGGTATGAACGAGTAGCAAAACTTTACATTCAAATACCTATTGCTTATAATTCTATAGACAACCTTTGGGCACGTATTCCTGAGTATTACAGAATTTTAGACGCTAACCAAGAAGGTAATCCTCTTTACAATTTTTTAGAGTTGTTTGGGTGGGAAATAGATAAAACACGAACGCTTATTGAAACAATACCCCTGTCTATTGACCCTGAACTTGCTGTAACCCCAGCATTACACGAACTTGCAACACAACTAGGATTAGAAACAAGCATTGATATTGTTGGCACTACAAGAGTTCGTAACCTTCTTAATAACATTGGTTATATTCGCCGCCGAAAAGGAACTATTGAAAGTATTTCTTATTACCTTTCAGCGTTAACTGGTTGTGCTATTAGTTATGAAACAACAGGGACAGGCGCTGGCGCTTCTTATACTTTTAAAGTACATTCTCAAAGAGTTAACTTTGCTGCTGACCCAACGTTCAATCAGGCTGTGGTAGCAACCACAACTGGTACGGGCGCTATTTTCAAAACCTCTTTAACACGTTCTGCTACTTGGGGTGTTTACTCGTATGGTACAACCAGTACAACTGGGGCATCTGTAACTACCAATGGTTCTACACTTACCGTAAAGAATGTGGGAACTGGAACTATAGATGTTTTGGTGTACCAACGTACAGCCTTTCCTTATTACCCAGCGGGTGACCTTTACACTAACTTTACAAGCACTCAAACGGCTGGCGCTTCTTTTAATAATTTTCATCTTGCTACAACTGACAAAATGTCATCATGGGAATCTAATGTTTCTGGAGGGTCTGTGCCATCAAACATCCTTTATGACACTTGGAATACCACACAACAAAAACTTCCTGTAGACACGTTTAACCCTCTTGAAGAACGTTACGAAATTCCGTATAACAGTACAAGCGAAACAACTGTTAACCTTGTACCTGTGTTGTATTTTACTCTTGCTGCTAATGCCATTGTGACATTAACAAACTGGCTAGTAGAACCCTTCTCTGTTGGCTCATACTTTGATGGTAATACCCGTGAAGGTGGTTTGCTTCCAGCCGCTTCTGGAATCGGTACAGGTATTTCAGACTATCGTTGGCACGGTACAGCAAAAAACTCTTTTTCGTATTACATGCTTGATTACCAAAAAATCAACACGGTTACCAGAGACATCATTATAAATTATATTGCGCCTGTAACCATTAAAGACCAAATAGACATAGTATGGAACTACTACTACGGAAAGTAAAAAATGGATTATATACTTGGAGCACTAGCAGTTTACAAAATTACACATGTGTTGGACACGCTCACACCTAAAGAAGCCATGCCTTGGGTAAAGGTAATTTTCTCCCTTTTGGTCAGTTTTATACTTGCACTTGTGTTAGGTCTACCTAATATCTTTGTTGCAGGTTGTGCAATTGCTACCCTTGCTGGTACAGTGCATGCGTTCCTCCGCTTGCTAGTGCTTGTGGGGGACATGACACAACGAAAAGTATTGAGGTAAAAAATGACACATTATGGAATTGTAGGCGGTGGCGAACACCCAGAAAACATTATTGAAGATTGCTTAAAAGACATTTACAGCAATGATGCCGACCACATTCTGTATTTGAACTGCCGTAAGGGCGCTTCAGAATCTGAGAAGCGTGTGTACACATACGTGCTGGATAATAACATCCCATTCTTGGCAGTATCTCAAAATGGTTCAGCACCAAAGGTGCTTGTTGAAACAGCCGATTACATTGTGGACGGTGGAGACTCCGCAGACGTTACTATCATCAAAGAACTTGCCGCTAATGCTGGCACTCTTCTTATCCTTTGGGATGATGTAGACGAACGGCGCATGAATCGGTTAGTAGTTGCTGCGACTGATTTGGGAGTTAACGTTTTGGAACTTAGTAATGGTCTTACTCCATTTGTGGTTGAGGCTACAGTTGAAGAACCGACCATTACAGAAACACCGACACCAAAAGCAGAGGTGGAATTAGAACCACTTACTCGTGATGAATTGGGCGACATGACTATTGGTCTTTTGAAGAAGGCTGCTTTTGCACAAGGAATTGCTGACGCAAGTGGGATGTCTAAACAAGAGTTAGTAGATGTCTTAGTAGAAGATGAACCCATTGTGGTTGCTGATGTACATGAGTCCCAAGAGATTGGAAATGGTTTCTTTACATGGCTTCAAAATGGTGAAGTACATACTCACCCACTTCCACCAATCTTGGTTAAGTGGTTTATTGAAGAGTTAAAAACCGCTTAGTTACTTAGTGGAGGCAGTCAACTGCCACTGCCATTTCTTGTGCATGTCTTCACGCTCTGCCAAGAAATTAGCAATACCCTGTTCATTGGCTTTAGTAGCCGAAGCAAACGCCTTGCCAATTGTTACGAGAACACCCTCGTTAACTTTTAGCAGGGCTTTTGCCATTGCTTTGGGGTTAGGTGCCACTTCAACACTTTCAACCGTTCTGAGGTCAATGAACTTGCTTAGAGTGAACGGTGCATACTCATCCAGTTTACGAAGGTTTTCAGCAATGGGGTCAATGCTGGAATACACATCTTCATAAATGTCCGCAAACAAAGAATGGTATTGACTGAAATCGGAACCTTCTACGTTCCAATGGTAACCATGGGCAACAAAGTACATTGTTACCGAATCAGATAACAGTGTCTTTAGGTCGTTAGTTAATGTGCTCACCATTTCTCCTTATTTGCCCAATAAGCAGCGCTCATCTTGCCTTTGGCAATGTTCTTGGCATGTCGGTCTTTAAATGCTTTGTTGCGTGCAGAACCATCAGGTGAACCTTCTACACCTTGCTGACCAAAACGGATGGTCTTAATCTGGTCGCCTTGTTTAGCCACAACAATATGTGATTTGGTTGGATGGTCAGGTGTTGCTTTTGGTTTGTTGAAACCTGATACACCTGCACGCTCCAAGCGTGGGTCTCGCTTCTTTGCAGCCATTACTTCTTTTTATCTTTCTTAGACACAGCCATGTTGTCTACGAGATTGGGGTAAGGACGACCTGCTGCTTTGGCACGGGCTTTAGCCTCGGACTTCTGCTCAGGAGTCAACTTCTTATCTTTTTTAGATGGGTCTGGTTTATCCCATACTTCTTTTTTACTAGCCATTATTCAGGACTTTCATGATTGCAGTTATCGCCTGTGCACTCTTTAAAGTGCCAGCCACCCGATGTGGCTTCTGCTCGGCGGAATTCAAGGTTACGTTTACCTAAAGCGGTACCAGTCATAAGGTGCTTGCCACCACTGTTAAAAACGTGGTAGTTAAGGAAGTTAATCCCTTTGGTTACACCCGTATCTTCAAGGTGGTGAACATCACCATCTTGGGTAACATCAATAGATTCTGGCTCTTGAGTCATTTAACCAGTATAGCGTTGCATACGCCCTCAGGTGGGTGTACACTTACAACCCCTACGGAGGTACCACATGTCTACTAAACGCCCTTTAAATCGCTTCTCAGGGCCCTTTCTGGCTATTCCACGGTGGGTACTCCAGTACCTGAATGACGATGGAACTACGGCGTTAGTTCTGATGCATTTGTGTTGTTATCTAGATGCCGACCAGAACGTCTGGGCTAGTTACAACACCTTGGCAAAGAACTCAGGTTTGAGCCGTAGCACGGTCATTAGGGCAATACAGAAACTCTGTGAAATGGGTGTGCTTATAAAGACAAAACGCTCTAAAGGTGGGCGCAATGCACCCAACATTTACTCCATGAACTTTAACAATCCAAACACTTTTAAACTGCCTGATGGTGTCACTGGTGATACCACCCCCCTAGTGTCACCCCTGACACCAGGTAGTGTCACCCCTGACACCATAGGTAGTGTCACCCCTGACACCCCTAACAAGAGTAAAGAACAAGAAGAAAAGAAGAAGAAAGGATTTGAGAGGATTGACTCTAGGTTGATGTCATGACATCACGACATCATGATGACTGGGGCAACGCCATTGGGAGTGACCCCGACAGCCCAAAAGAAGTTGCAGTCCCCAAGAAGAAACCCCGTCAGGATAGCCTAACAGGATTAGTTTATTATTTTAGTAATGCAATGCCAATAGAAACCATGGCTCGCATAGGTGCCCCCGTCAATGGTCCCGCCCTAATTAAAGGTTTTAAAAAACTTGTTGAAGCGGGCTTTACACACGCAGATATTCGTGGCATGATTGACACCTTCGCTAGTAAGTTGCGGACGAAACCTTTAAAGCCAGAACTTTTGGCTTGGCGTGTATTCTTGGGAGACCTTGACGCACTTGCTCAAAGTTTCCGTACCAGCAACCCTAATGAAGAATACGGCAAGTGGGGACTTGACGCTAGATTGATGGAGGATTAATGGCTGAATGGCGTAGCGACCGCTACTGGAGAAACCGACCAGTAGATGAACGTTTAAAAAATGCTCGTGTACCTGCTCGTTATGCAGATAAGAGTTTTACAACTTATGACCAGGATAAAGGAGACCCTGCTTCTTTTGCAGGTGTACAGAAGTGGTCTGGCTCTGCTGAAAAGCATGTTCAAAATGGAATGGGTATTTTTCTATTTGGGCCAACAGGTACAGGTAAGACCCACTTGGTTCAAGCAGCCTTGAAAGAAGCCCTGCAAAACAATTTGCTTTCAGGAATCTTTATTACTGCTGACCGTTACTTGGATATGGTTTATGACGAGACTCGCAACCACGGTGAGTTGTCGGATGGCTACTCAGACCCAAACTTGCTTATGTACATGCGCCGTACTTTTGACATCCTTGTTTTGGACAGTCTTGGCTCAGAACGCACAACAACTGACTTCGCACGCAGTGCGTTGGCAGCATTAATTGACAATCGCTATGAAGAAAAGAAAACAACTCTTATCACTTCTATTTTGACACCAGACACAATTGCACACCGCTACGGGCAACACCTTGCATCAGTCATCCATGAGAGCAGTTTCATTATTGAAACAGCAGGACTGGACTATAGGACACGCCGTGCAGGGTAACGATATTAGTCTTGGCGTAGACGCTGGTCAGGGCGTTATCTTTGAAGGACTGCTTGCAACTCCTCCTGATAAAAAGTACAACATCTTTAAGCGCAGTACAGAAACTGCTGAGAAAGAGATTCGTCATTGGAAACCTAATGACCTACCTTTGAAAGCATTGATTGACACCTCAGACCGTTTAGGCGTTAGCACAGAAATTTATACTTTCTTGCCGTACCCTGAAGAAATTGAAAGTTGGTTCTTTCGCAAAGGTGTATCACTGCCAGTGCTTGCTTACTCAAATATTGAAGAGTTGGCATACGACTTGCGTTTTAAGCATTCTATCCGTAGGATACTTGTTCCTACTCAAGAACAGGCCGCTATCATTGGTATCCGTGCAACAGTAGTTGACCCACAGAAAGCATGGATGCTGTAATGGCAAGCGCCGAACATCTCTTAATTAGCAAAGTCATCCAAGAATCATCGGTTACAGAAGTTGTAAACGCAGGTATCAAGCCTTCGCACTTCAGCCCTAACTTTTCTGAAGTATGGATTTGGATTCTTTCATATTGGCGTGAACACAGTGCAGTTCCATCTGCTCGTGCGTTTAAGCAAGAGTACGCAGATACTTTATTGCTGGATGCATCTGCTGAACCTTTCTCTGCTCTTGTAGATGAAATTTATGAAGCGTTCAAACGTGAACATTTGATTCAATCAATTGCGGCTGCGATGCCTGCGTTGAACAACAACCACATTGAAGAAGCATATAAAGAACTTTCCGCAGGTCTACAACGTGCCAGTACAGAAACTGCTCGCCTTCGGGATGTGGACATCATTAGTAACTGGGAGGAACGCCTTGCTCGTTATGAAGAGATGCGTAACACACCAAACTCATTGCGTGGTATACCAACTGGTTTTACAGGCCTTGACCGCATTACCGCAGGGTTACGTCCGCAACAGTTAATTACTTTTGTTGGTGAAGCCAAAAAGGGTAAGTCATTAATGACACTCATCATGGCAAGTGCTGCTCACATGCACGGAACATCACCAATGTATGTTTCTTTTGAAATGAGTATTGAAGAGCAGACTGCTCGTTATGACGCACTGCTATCGGGTGTTTCACATACCCGCATCTTGCGTGGAGACATGTCTCAAAAAGACATGGAGAAGTTGTCAAAGGCTTTGCGTCTTCAAAAGAACATGCACCCTTTCGTAATGACTGAAGACACTTCTTCTCTTACAACTGTTTCAGCACTGACTGGAAAAGTACAGCAGTATCGCCCAAGCGTTCTGTTTGTTGACGGTGTGTACTTGATGGATGACGAGCAAGGTGAACCCAAAGGTAGCCCACAAGCGCTTACTAACATCACACGCTCTCTGAAGCGTCTTGCACAGCGTTTTGATATCCCTATCGTTATTACAACCCAGGTGTTGTCATGGAAGTTGGGGAACAAGAAAACTCGTCAAGTAACTGCTGACGCAATTGGGTACACCTCTTCGTTTGCTCAAGACTCTGACTTAGTGTTGGGTGTTGAATCAGACCCTGACATTGATAACCAAGCAATTATCCGAGTCCTTCTTGCTCGTACTGCTCCTAAAGGTGAAGTGCGCATTAAATGGGATTGGGACAACATGGACTTTACGGAGGTAGATGAAGATGACAGTCATGGAAACTGGTACTACTAGTCTTGTAGATGTGCTTACCTCCATTGGTGTTGAAGTCACTAATGTTGGTGAACGTGAGATTAGTGGTCGCTGTCCTGTACACATAACAAGAACTGGCAAAGCAGATGGGTCTCCTTCATGGTCTATGAATGCTTCAACAGGAGCATGGATTTGTTTTTCTTGTGGTGCTCGTGGTTCACTAATGGGACTTGTACAAGACTTAACAGGTTCTGACCAACCTGCATATGACTACTACGCAACTATTGCAACTATGGGACTAGAACGTCTTACTATGCCAACTGTTGTGCATAGACAAGAAGCGGACATTGTGCAGTACTCCAAGTTTGCCGATATTCCTCAAGATGTATTACAAACAAAAAACCTTACAGAAGAAGCCTGTAGGTTGCACTCTGTGCGTTGGGATACAAAGAATGAGTGTTGGGTTCTTCCTTTGTTTACTCGTGAACGAGAACTTTTGGGGTGGCAATCTAAAAAGAGTGGGTGGGTTCGTAACTACCCTGTAGGTGTTAAGAAGTCTGAAACTTTATTTGGTCTTGAACGCTTTAAAGGAGGGACTGCAATTTTGCTTGAGTCACCCTTAGATGTTGTTCGCCTTACAAGCATTCATTCAGAAATTCAGGGTCTCGCTAGTTTTGGGGCTGCTATCAGCACGACTCAGATTAACTTGCTAGAACAATATGCTGACCGTTTGATTGTTGCCATGGACAATGATGAAGCAGGTATTACCGCTTCTAAAAAGTTATTTGATACCTTGCCACGTTTTCGCAAGGGCGTTCTTTGGCTAAACTATGATGGTACTAACGCAAAAGATATTGGGGATATGACTGACGATAAAATCGTAGAAGCCGTTTCCTCAGCCTCTGCTATTCCAAAGTGGTTTAAATGACATTTACAGGAACTCTCTATCCTTTTCAACAAGAAGCACAAGAAAAGATGGTTGACCGTGGTCAAATCCTTCTTGCAATGGTTATGGGTGCAGGCAAAACGCCAACCACCCTATCGGCTGTTGAGCATCTTTTAGATGTTGGAGATATTGACCGTGTCATTGTCGTTGTTCCCTCTTCTTTAAAATACCAATGGCTCCGTGAAATCAAAAAGTTCACCACATCTCGTGCAGTAGTTATTGATGGCACCCCCAAAGAACGTGAAGCCCTTTGGCGTTTATCTCGTTCTGCTCAGTACACAATCATTAATCCTGAGATGCTTATCCACGATGAACCATTGTTTAAAAAAGCAGCCTTTGATGCAATGGTTATTGATGAAGCCACTATCATTAAATCGTTTAGTGCTAAACGTTCTAAGTTACTTAAACGACTTGGTAAGACTTGCCATTATCGTTTTGCATTGACAGGCCAGCCTATTGAAAATCGTCCTGAAGAACTGTTTTCTATCATGCAGTTTGTAAACCCTAATGTTCTTGGTCGGTTTGACATCTTTGATAACACCTTTATTGTGCGTGACAGTTACGGCAAACCCGTGCGTTACAGAAACTTACAACAACTAAACAAAACGATTGGTGACGTAATGGTTCGCCGTACCCGTGAAGACATCCAAGACCAACTTCCTAAGGTTATTAACCAAGTTATTCCAGTTCAATTTGATAACTCAGGTGGTAAGGCATACCGCATGATTGCGGCTGACCTTCTCCAGGAACTTCAATCGGCGGTTAACCAATACGGTAAAGGTTTTGACTTGTGGGCTCACTACAACACTGGCGCAGGAGGGGAAGCCCAAGGTCAGATTATGTCCCGACTTACAGTTCTTCGTATGCTTTGTGACAATCCACAACTTGTTTTTGAATCCGCAGAAAAGTACCTTGACCCCAATACATCTGATGGTAGTGAGTACGCCAGCCATGTGGTTGCACACGGTTGGTTGACTAAATCAGCAACTAGTCCTAAACTAGACGCAGTACTTGAATACATTAAGGATGTATTAGATGAAGACCCGAATAATAAGATTGTTTTATTCTCATTCTTTAAAAAGAACTTACGGATTATCCAGGAAGCAACGCAGAAAGTTTCTGAAAGCGTTTTATTCATGGGAGGAATGTCTGCTGAAGAACGGGACATTGCTAAACAGAAGTTTGCAACTGACCCAAATGTCCGTCTTTTTTTATCGTCAGACGCAGGTGGGTATGGCGTGGACTTACCGAACGCCAACTACCTCATTTCCTACGACCTCCCATGGTCTGCTGGAAAACTAGACCAACGGGATGCCCGTATTATCCGTTTATCTTCAATACACCCCCACGTTACAATTACTTCATTCGTAATGAAAGGCTCTATTGAAGAAAGGCAGTACGAAATGCTTCAACAAAAACGTGGAATTAATGGTGCGTTTATTGACAAAGGGTACGACAGCCATGGTAAGTTTGAACTAAACGTAGGCTCATTAACAGAGTTTATGGCTAACTCAGAGGTGTAACATGGAAAAAACAATTGACTATTACGAACGACTTGCACAAGAATTTAAGAAGTCCAAAGAAGCCCTTGACATGCTGACAAAGCGTCAGAACGACATGAAGGCTGAACTTATTGAAGCAATCAAAGACCAAGGTTTTGAAGACGACAAAGGTCACAAGTGGCTCAAGGTTGGCTCACTTGAATTGAAGTACGAACGCCGTGTAAGCCGTTCTTTTGATGAAGGTGCCGCAGATAACTGGGCTCACGAAACAGGGCGCTGGGATGACCTTAAGCGTGTCGTAGAACTGCTTGACGAAGATAAACTACTTGCTCTTGCTTGGGAAAACGATGACGTTGCAGAAACTATCCAAGCGTTTTACATTGAGAAAGAAACTTGGGCTTTCAAAGCATGAGAGACCCTCTTGATTTATTTGGTGACCTTCCTGATTTTCCTGGAAAGACACCACCTAAAAATAAACTTGTTGAAAAGAAGGTTGCGACCCACGGCTTTGACCGATACAATGGGGCAAAATCTAAGGTCTTCATCATTAACGGTGAAGCCCAACAGTTTTTTACGGTTGGAGAATTTGGTAAAGCGTTAGGTCGCAAAGCCAATACCATCCGTATGTGGGAGTACCGAGGCATCTTGCCAAAGGCTAACTTCCGCACACCACCTCCCGAAGGTTCCCAACTGCCAGGTACGGAACCTAAAGGACACAGACTTTATAGTCTGAGGCAACTTGACTTTATCATTGATACTGTGGAAAGATTCCAATTGGATGACCCACTGCATTGTCAATGGGAGTCTGCCAAACAACACATAAAACAAAACTGGCCTAGATAACGAAAGTAAAGAAATGTCCCACGACTTTGACGAAGAAGCAGAAGTACCAACTTCTGCACCAACACCCGCAGCCGCAGCACCTGCTGCTCGCCGCATTATCCGTTCGGGATGGGAAGGTGTCTCTGCTGTAAAAGATGCAGACTCCCCTTACGCAACTCGCCTCCGCATTGAGGACGAGCCCATCATCATTAAGTTTCTCAGCGATGAGCCATACGCATCATGGCGACAGCACTGGGTTGAGCGCCAAGGTCAGAAATCATTCGTTTGCATCGGTGAGTTTGATGAGTGCCCACTTTGTGACGCAGGCAACCGTCCATCTATTCGTATTGCTTTTAACGTTGTACTTCTTGCCAGCGATGGCAACCACGCACTACGTTCATACGAAGTTGGACCTCGTGTCATTGACCAGTTGAAGAACTTCCACAACGACCCACGCACTGGACCTTTGTCTAAGCATTTCTGGGCAGTCAGCAAGACTGGTAAGGGTGCCACTAGTGCAACCGCTCACCAGTTGGTACGTGACCGTGACCTTGAAGAGTGGGGCATCAGTTCTTTCACAGATGCAGACCATGCACTCTGGTCGGAGAAGGCGTACACCGCTGACATCATTCAGATTCCGAGTCGTTCGGACCTCCTTTCAATAGCAGCGGAAGAAGCCTAATGACGGTGGGGTCAACACCCCACGTTATTTCAAGTCTTGCCGAACTTGCCAACGTTGTTGAAGAGATTCGCAACGTTGGCATGTTTGCTTTTGACGTTGAAACCCGTGGAGTTTTAGAGCGCCACCCTGACGTAGAAGAAGTAATGATTCAAGATTGGAAGAAACATCTTTCCACTCTTAAGAATCCAAGTCCTGAGATTGCTAATCGTGCTCGTGAAAACTTTGAAGCACAGTACAGAAAGTCTTTGGCTCTTGACCCTCTACGCAATGAAGTGTTTTGGATTGGTTTAGCCACTGCTGGTAAATCATGGGCTATTCCCATGGGTCACAAGCGTGGTATCACTTTGACACCAGAACAGGTAGGGGATGGTACAACCACCCCACCTGAGGGTTACAGAAAGTTGCTCAAAAATGGGCAAGAGTCTATGGCTAAAGCCAAGTATGTAATCCCTGCAACTTACGATGAAGCACCTGAACAACTAAATAAGGCTGATGTTTTTCGTGCTCTAAAAGAATTATTCTTTGACGATTCTCTTGTAAAGATTGGGCAGAACGTTAAGTTTGACGCTCGCTCTATCAGCAAGTACTACGGAGGAGACATCCCTGTTGGTCCCTACGCCGACACCATGTTGATGCAACACCTTGTAGACGAGAATTTAATGTCTTACTCTCTTGAGAACATCATTATGAAAAATTACGGTAAGCATGATGCTTACGCTCGTGATGGCAAGTTAGGTAAAGTCATTGACTTTGTTCCCTACGACAAGGCCATTAGGTATGTGCACTTGGACGTTCGTTGGACATGGCTTTTGCACCAGCGTTTATGGCCCAAGATTTGTACCCACGAAGGGTTACTTCGTTGTTTTTACCAAGACTCACAAGTGTTGGAAGTTCTTATGCATATGGAGAACAACGGCATTCCTGTAAATGAAAGGCAGTTAGTAAATCTTGGAAAAGAGTTAGATACCAAGTTACAAACTATTTTATTGGATTTGTCTGATTACACTCCTATTGGCTTTAATCCTGACTCTACAAAACATAAACAACAGTTTTTGTTTAATAAGAAGCGTGAGGGTGGTTTAGCCCTTAAACCACACAAGACCACGGCTACAGGGCAACCATCTGTAGACGAAGAGAGTCTCAAGTTTTTAGAGCACAAGCACCCTGCTCTTACAATGCTCTTAGGTTGGGCTGAAACTAAAAAACTTAAATCAACTTATGTTGATGGTCTTATCCCTCAGTTGAACCAGGGTCGCCTACACCCATCATTTCACCTTCACCGAACAGCCACTGGTCGCTTGTCATCTTCTGGACCCAACCTTCAAAACATCCCTCGTGAATCAAGTATTCGCAGTCTGTTTGTTGCTCCTGAAGGTCAAACTATGTTGGTTGCCGACTATGACCAGATTGAACTACGGGTAATGGCAATGTTTTCCCAAGACAAAGAATTACTTAAAGTTTTTAACAACAACATTGACATTCACACTGGTGCGGCTGCCCTACTCTTTGGCAAGTCAATAGAAGACGTAACAAGTGAGGAACGCCAGATTGGTAAGGGAGTTAACTTTCTAACGGCTTATGGAGGTGGCGCTGGTAAGTTGGCACGCACCACTGGTATCTCCTTTGAGCAAGCCCAACATATGATTCAGGAGTATTACCGCCAATTCTCAGGTCTTACTGAATGGAAGCAGAAGGTAGTTGCACAGGGACGTAGGCTTGGTTACGTTGAAACCATCACAGGGAGGCGTAGAAGGCTTCCTGACCTCCTTTCCGTCAACTCAGAGTTTAGGTCCCGTGCAGAGCGCCAAGCCGTTAATGCGGTGGTTCAGGGTTCAGCAGCAGACCTTTGCAAGCAGGCTATGATTGACATTGACCGAGCCTTTAAGGGGACTAACTTAAAAGTCCTTGTTCAGGTTCATGACGAACTAATAGCAGTTGCTCCAATAGAAGAGGCAGTAGAAATGAAAGAATTGTTTATGAAGGCAATGGGGCATAATACTATTATCCAAGGTGTTCCTCTTCGTGTGTCCTGTGACAAGG